AAGAATAATTTGTATGGAGTTGCTGTAACAACTAATGCGTAACTACCAATAGCACCGATGCTTGCAAGTGGATCGCCACTGCTTGTTCCGCCAACTTGTTGATTAGTATTGCTGATAATTGTCGGTGTTTTATTTGTAAATGACTGTGCGCCAACGCTGGTAGATGTTAGTGCATTTCCGTTCCATTCAAATATACCAAATACTGAATCTGCTGTGTCAAACCACCATGCGCCGTTTACTGGAGCACCTGCAGGAGCTGTTGTGCTTGGTGCCAATGCACCTAAATCAACATCTGCACGTACCACGTATGCGCGACTGCTAACTCCGAGATAGCTATAAGCCGCTTGAAGTCCATATTCATTACGTTCACCTGCGTGAACTGGATTATTACTAGCATCTGTTTCAAACATAGGTGTACCAAAAGTACTGCCCAAGTCCATTTGACTTGTCATCAAATAAACTTTGCCTGCATTTGCTTTTAGTGTTCCTGGTGCTGTGCCAGTGCCAGCGCCGTTCGCTTTGTCTTGTTCAGTTGCTACGATAATTAAAGGTGTTGTACCTGGGGCGGCTGGCGTATAGAAGCTTTCGTCTATTACTGTAACCGCTACGCCTGGGCTGTTCAATTGTGCCATTTGTTGACTCTCCGGTGAATACTAGTTCAATTGTATTTATAGATAAACTACAAAATTAAGCTAGTATACTACCTAGAAAAGGCACAGAAAAGGCTTAAATATAAAATGCGACCATTATGTAGATGCGGCAGAGCGCCTGTAGCCATTAATTACTATAAAGAAGGACAACCATACTATCGACGAGTATGCGGTTCTTGTTTGCGGGGAGTAAAAGTATCCCGTTGGCAACATGCTGGCTATAAATTAAAGAATATTTGCGACAAATGCGGATTTAAAAGCCAACATAGGGAAGTATTTGCTGTTTTTCATGTAGACGGAGATTTAAACAATTGCCGACATGCTAATCTTAAAACAGTATGTGCTAATTGTCAGAGAGTGTTACATAAGGAAGGGATTCAATGGAAGCAAGGGGATCTTGTACCAGATCTTTAACTTTAGACATGAGGTCGTCTATTGTTCCATCATTGGTCAGCACTGCATCAAACTTGGTGCCAACCCAAGCAGTTTCGCTAGCATGTATTCCCAGTTGCTTCATACGGTTCGAAGCAAGTGCCCAATTCATACAGTGATCGCCGGCATTCATATAAGCCGCAACCTTGTACCATTCGGGTTCTGCACCACGTTTTACACGGATCACAATACCGCCTGCTTCTTTAATTGATTTAATTTCATTAGGGAATCTGCAATCGCTTATGACAATATCGTCAGTTGAGTTGCGTAGTTTGTTTTCTAAGCTGGCAATCCAAATATCATCGTGGAATGCCTTACGGCAAACTTCAGTGCCCCAATATTGTAGTACCCACCGTGGAGTAAGATTGGGCATGTTTAATCGTTCACTCCACCACGGATCTATTTGCTCTCGCCATTCGCGAGCTTGTTTTGTGCGACCTTCCAGCATGGTTCTGTCCCAACCAAACACGTATGCCACTGCATCTTTCAAACTGTTGGCAAAACTTTCTCGTCTAAAACCGTGACAGTTAGTCAAATAATCGGCAATAGTATCTTTGCCGGAACCAATAAAACCACACACGCCTATAATCATAGAGCCCCCTAAAGTAACTCTAGTATATAACAGTTTTATTACAACGTCAAGATATAATTGCATCAAATGCAATAGATATTCTGTCCGAACTAGTCAAATTATTATGGGACACGCTATGCATTATCCAAGAAGGAAACATCACCAATCTACCAGTTTCCGGAGGAATTGTGCAATGCCAGGAATTAAAAAAATTATTAAAATCCTTGTGTTCTTCAGGTATAGCATATTGGATAACTGTATCTAATGGGGATAATAAAACGATATTACCATTTTCAGGAACGCCTGCTCCTTTTACATAGTAAACAATACTGAATACGCTATTAGGATGACAATGTGGAAGATCAACGGGTTTTGAATTGTTGATATTTGCCCATGCTTTGATTATTTTAAATGCTGTACCTGGTTTAAAACCTAATTCAGTATGTAATTCGTCTAGGCGAATTTGTATTTCTTTTATTAAAGGTTGTAATTCGGGTGTAGATAGACTTAATGGGCCGCTTTGTCCCGGGTGTCCAACAGCTTTATCAATTATGTCTCGACAAAATTGTTCTAATGCGTTGTTATTTAAATCTAAGCTATCAACAACTACTGGAGTTGTAAAAATATGTTCAATCTTCATCCAGTATATATGCTAGAAAATCCTTATCCAATAATAAATGTCATTGGTGTACCACCTGGAATCATGTCGCCGATATCTTTTTCTAATTGAGTAATTTCTGCGGTGCCTTCTGTTTTCAATGTGGCGCCGTTCATTTGGATGCCACTACTTGGGCCTGCAATAGAAGCGAATTTGCTACGTGCTTCACCTAGCATTAGCTTACAAACAGCCAGTGTGTAATCGTATAGCCATTGCTTGGCATAGATATCTTGTAATAGGACAAAATCTGGACGATAGTTCTGAGTTTTTAACATAACTTGTTCGCCTGTGGCAAACGGACGTTGTAATATAGTCAGCATGTGCTTAGTTGGATTCCAATTAAACTCTATGAAACTACCAAACATGCGTCCTATCAATTTTTGATAGCCTGCATACAATTCGTAAGTAGCAAGGCCGCCTAGCTGACTACCGTTCATCAAGTATGTATTTGTGTAGGCTAAGTTGAACGGCTCAAACAATGTGCCGCCTGCGCCCATACCAGTCCTACTTCCAATACTTCTACGAAATGCACTTTGTACTAAGATAACTTCGTCAGGCAATCTGTATTCATTTTGATCCACAGTTAATTCTACAAACAAATAACTTTCTTCTACAGCATTGCTACTGCGCTGACGTAATTTAGTTATAGCACGATTTAGTGCTGTTTCGTAGTGTTTAGGATCTAGTTCAACTTCGATCATGCCGTCGCCTAGCATATCTCGCACATAATCGAACACTTTATTTCGCTCTAATAAGCTGGTACTAGCAGATGTATCTGACATAATTGGATTCTCCACACATATTTAGCTGGCGATAAATATCATATGCCAAGACTATCCCTATATAAACCCGAACGTGGGCAAGATTACAAGTTCATTGATCGTCAGATTTCTGAGATGTTTCAAGTTGGCGGTACAGATGTATACTTACACAAGTATATTGGTACTGAAGCCATCGATTCTAATGGAAATACAATAACTAAAGATCATACACAAATTCAAGATTTATTATTATTAGAAAATCGTGATAGAAAATACGATTCTAGTGTATATAAACTTCGCGGAATTTATAATGTCCAAAACGTAGACTTTAATCTAAGTCAATTTGGCTTGTTTATTGATAATGACACACTATACATGACAGTGCATATTAACGATTTTATCAAATATATTGGTCGTAAACCTATGAGCGGTGATGTTGTTGAACTGCCGCACTTACGTGACGAATTTGCATTTAATGATTACGATGTTAGCTTGCCTAGATATTATGTTATTGAGGATGTAGGTCGTGCTAGCGAAGGATTTAGTGCCACTTGGTATCCGCATCTATACAGATTAAAAATTAAAAAGATTATTGACAGTCAGCAATATAAAGATATCTTTGCACAACCTATTAGCGAAGGTAGTTCAACTACACTACAAGATCTTCTTAGTACCCGTGCTAAAGATTTGCAAATTAATCAAGGCATATTAGACGAAGCAGAAGCTTACACTCCACTGAGCGGATATGAAACTAGACAATTTTTTACATTAGCTGTTGATCCGTTAACTGGAAGAAGTGTTATTAATCAAACTGCTGATATTACCAATGAAGATGGCAGTATTGATACGGTAACTGCTGATGCTATTGCGGCAGTCCCTGTACGTCCTGGATATACTGGTTACTTACTAGGTGACGGAGTACCAACTAACGGGTCGAGTTTTGGTTCGGGTATACAATTTCCAGATAGTGCCGCACAAGATGATTTTTATTTAAGGACAGATTTTATGCCTAACAGACTATTCCGCTTTGATGGAGCACGTTGGGTTAAAGTTGAAGATGCTGTTCGACAAACTATAACAAATACAGATTCTCGTAATACACTTAAAACTAGTTTCATTAATAATACAAATACTACTACGGTTGCTGGCGAAACATTCCCAGAACGTTCGAGCCTTAGTGAGGCACTTAAACCTAGGGCAGACTTATAATGCAATTTTTTTATGACAAACAGATACGCAGATATCTAGTACAAATCATTCGCGTATTCAGTAATTTTACTGTCAAATATGGCGACAATACGTTACATCAAATTCCAGTAATGTATGGAGATCCTGATAGACAAGCCGCAGTTGTTATGAGACAAAATAGTGAGAATGTGGTGCAATCAGTGCCACGTATTGCTGTACATATTACCGGTTTACAATTAGATCGTAGTCGATTAGGTGATCCTAGCTATGTAGGTAAAATGCATTTTAGAGAAAGAGACGTTGTTGGCGGCGATTATACTTCTGCACAAGGTAGAAACTATACAGTGGAACGTTTAATGCCAACTCCATTTAAGTTAACAGTTAAAGTTGATATTTGGGCCAGCAGTACTGAACAAAAATTGCAAATAATGGAACAAATATTGGTTTTGTTCAACCCAAGTTTAGAAATACAATCAACGGACAACTATATCGATTGGACTAGTTTAAGTCTTTTAGATTTAACCGACTTAACATGGTCTAGCCGAAGTGTTCCTGTTGGTAATGATAGTCCTATTGACATAGCAACTTTAACATTAGAAAGTCCTATATGGATTAGTCCGCCTGTTAAAGTTAAAAAACTTGGAGTTATTACAAATATTATCACTAGTATATACGATGGTATTGGTACAGAAAATTATGGATATATTGACGGACTAGGAGTAGACAATACTAGTAATGGACCAAGCCTAGGATCGATATTAAGCACACAATCTACCACTATTGCTGGCGGATTTGGTATTTTAGCTATCAATGGCCAAATACAATTACTAAATCCTGGAGAAAATTCAACTGCTGATAATGATCAACTGGATATTCCAACTAAGCAAGGCACGCCAGTTGACTGGTTTGGGTTGTTAGACCAGTATCCTGGAAAATATATCGCAGGTGCAGGCCACATTTACCTAATACAACCAACTGGTTATGAAGTGTCTGGCACATTTACAGTTAATGCCCTTGATACAACATTGTTAACTGTAACATGGAACGCTGATACTTACCCTAGTAATACTACGATTGCTAGTGTAAATCGTGTAAGCCCTGGAACATTTGATGCAATTATCAATCCATTAACATTTAATCCGGTCGATAATACACCTGTAGCCGGCAGACGTTACTTGTTAATAGATGATATAGGCGATGCACAAACAAATACAGATACAAACAATTCCGTAGCTTGGGGCACATTAATTGCCAAGGCAAATGATATTATAGAATACGATGGAACAGCATGGGCCGTTATATTTTCTGCGGCTCAGAACGAAGATAACCTAATCTATCAAACGAATATATACACAGGAGTTCAATACAAATGGAACGGAGTTTCATGGGTTAAGAGCTTTGAAGGTGAATATAGGGCAGGTGCATGGAGACTGGTACTGTAAGAGATAGAATTGTTTGTAGTGGCGCATTAATTTACGCCAGAAATACTCACAGATTTTTACTATTACAAAAAGCCACAGGCAAACATGCTGGTACTTGGGGGCTTGTCGGCGGTACTACTGTAGAAGGTGAAAACCCATGGCAAGGTTTACAGAGAGAAATTGCTGAAGAAATTGGCGCAATTCCTGATATTAAAAAAACACTTCCCTTAGAAACATTTGTTAGTAATGACTTTGTATTTCATTTTCACACATACTTGTGCGTAGTTGAGAACGAATTTGTTCCAATTTTAAGTCCAGAGCATAATGGTTGGGCATGGTCTGCAATGGATAATGCTCCTAAACCTTTACATCAAGGTCTACGTACTAGCTTTACAAACCGTGCAATCCGCACCAAACTCCAAACTGTATTTGATATTATAGATTTAATTTAACGCCAAAATTTAAGGTTTTACTGTAAGTTAAATGATAAATTAAAGCACAGTCTATTATTCAGGAGAAAAATTATGACTAAAATTGTACCTATTAGAGGTCGTCTAGTAATTAAAAAAATTGAAGACGACAACAGGACCAAGTCTGGCCTTAAACTCTCCGACGACTCGAAAGAAAGGCCAACTAAAGGAACTGTATTAGCAATTGGTGGAGGCACGATGAATGACGACGGAGTTATTCTGCCTATGATTATTAAGGTGGGCGACACTGTTTTGTATCCAAAATATGCCGGACACCCTGCAAAAGTAGATAATCAGGAATACTTGATTATTGATGAAAATGAAGTGCTAGCAATATTGACAGAAGGGGAAATGTAAATGGCAAAAATTAGTTCACGGGTAGTAGTGTTTGGCGCACAAGCAAGAGAGCGAATTATCAAAGGAGTTAATATCCTAGGTGATGCTGTTAAAGTAACACTAGGTCCTAAGGGACGTAAT